TGACGACAGCATTATTACTCATCGTAAGCCAGCCATCGTCACGCCAGCCGAACAGGGGGATGTCGTCCTCGTCAGCTTTCTGTGCTGCCATCGCAGCAGGAAAGAACGCATGAGGGAGTATGAAGTATATATCCAGAGAAGGACTATATCCGAAGAGAGCTGCGGCTGTGAGATCGTGAAGCTTTGAGAGGTCTGAGCCACCGTACCAATCACGGACCGCGCCGAGTGCTTCCTGCTCCGTGAAGTTGTACTTGCTGTCAGAGCGTCGGAATTCCTCAATGTTGAAGTATGCCTTGATACTCGAAGTAAAAACGTTCAAGGACTTAGCATAGAAGTCCTTGCGCTGCTGTGGATCATTCTGAGCTTGCAGGCTGTCTTGTAGTATCTCATCTGGTCTAATGCTGATACCGTATCCAGGATTCGCCATCTCATGCACTTCTGGATTCGTGTAGTCAATATCACCGTTCTCGTCAGGATTCGCGCAGCACATGAAAATGAAGAGCTGCTCGTCCTTGATAGTACCATTCAGCACTTTGCGGCAGTAAGCGAGCCTCCGTCCGAGGAAGCTCTGCTCATTGTCGCCTGCTGTGGTGATGCCTATCAGGAGCTTATTCGTATATGCTTTCATTGCCTCCTTGAAGAGGTTGTACTGCTTCGGAGTCTTGAATGCGTGTATCTCGTCTACTATAGCGAGATTGCAGTTGAGCGAGTCCTGCTTATCAGGATTCGCCGCGAGTGCTTGTATTTTCATCGAGCCGTCAGCGAATACGTTTTCGATGCTGTGCTCGAATGAGTTGTCTTGTACCTTGAATGAGCCGCCGCTCTTCTCGTCGAGCTTTAGGCGCTTGATATTGTAGTTGAGGAAGTCAAATGACTCCATGCTCTGCTTGAGCGCTGCTGATGTGATATAACACATCGAGCCACTTCGACGATACCAGAGGGACAGCGCCCACGCGAGCGCTCCTGCGAAGCTCGTCTTTATATTCTTACGCGGTATAAAGATCAGAGCTTCATGGAAGCGCACTGTCTGGTTTTCGGCTGTGCGGAAGCCGAGGAGGTTGTACACAATGAACTTATGATAGCTCGTCAGCTTGAAAGGAGTGCCTCGGAGCGGTGTACCGTCTATCATTTCTCCTTGTTGATGACAGATAGTCTTTTCGATGATACCTATCACGAACTCAGGAGCTTTATGGTCGAGCTCATATGCTGGATTCTTGAGATCCCGAAAGAATCTCTCGACTCCTTGACGTAGTTCTTTGCAGGCGATCTTCTTTCCGCCTCGGATGCTCTCGGCATACTCGAGGACCTCGTCCCAGTATCGCCAGCCCTTTTTCTTATCCGCCAAGATCTAAGAGAGCCTTATCAAGTGCAGAGAGCTCGGAGCTGCCCTTGATTGCTGCCTCGTTAATTTTTTTGAGAGCTGCGGACGTGAGCCCCAGCTCCTGGAAATATTTAAGAGCCTGCGCTTGCATTTCTCTCCACGTTCTGAGCAGAGGATTCTCCGCAGTGTTCTTGTAGCCTCTGTCCGTCGTCTTTGTAATCATAACTTGAGCGCCTTCGTCAATGAACTGTTGATATACATAGTCGCGTTGTTCGAGAAGCTCGGCTGCTGCTTGTATCGTCGGCTCGAAGGCTGGCTTGTAAGTGCCGACCGCTTCCATAAGCTTCTTGAGACGACCTTTCCAAGCTCTCGCCGTCATACTTTCACCGCCTTGGGGGAATTTTTTATAAAATTTCGCCGTGTATATAAAAAGCCCTTGCCACCGTTTTCGTCTCAGACGATACCCATTTAAAATAAGAGGGGGGCAAGGGAATTTTTCAAAATTTTACAAAATCGAGGTTTAAAAATATCTGTGATTTCCCCTTGATTTGTTGCTTTTATTTGCCTTTTCTGGATGCATTTTGTTGTGACAAGCTTCGCAAAGGCTAACTAAGTTATCACTATCGAGCCCAAGTTCGGGATATTCGTCATAGTGCTTGATATGATGTACAGTAGTCGCCTCGCGTTGTCTACCGTACCGCCTGCACTCTCTGCACATATATCCGTCACGGCTCAGGATTGCCGCACGCTTTGACTTCCATGCTGTGCTATTATAAAAATCATTCATGATTTAATTATCGCGGAAGCCTCGAGGGTTTATTCGAGGCGTATGGATGTTGATTCCGTGCTGTGCATTTGACTGCACTTGGAGCGTTCTGAGAGACTTGCACTCTCATCGTCTTTGAACGCGTAGAGCGCGGCAGTTGCTGAAGCTGCCGCAAATCATACCGAAAGAGACTTGATTCTCCGAAGTCAGGCGTAAGCACGCGCAGTTCCGCATACCGATAGGAGCTGCGCGGAAGGATACGCTCAAGCAAGCCCGAGCTATTACGCCTGCCTTCTTAGTTTTATATTAATACTTTCGGTATATGTTTTCAAGGGGGAAAAAAGGTGATTATATAAAATATTTCGGATAAGTTGCAACAAAGAGCTTTAAGGCTTTTTCATGTAGCCTTGTTCTCACCCATTTTGCATCACTGATGTTGATTGCCGCTGCGACCATTTCCCACGTATTACCTCGGATATAGTATTCCATGAGGAGCATGCTGAGCCTGCTGTCTGGAAGATGTAATATCTCTTCACGTATTCGGAGCTTTAACTCTTTGTATCGTTTTAGATCAGCGTCGATGATTCCGCGCAGTTTCTCCGCGTATTCTGTATCGCGTTCCCTTCTCGCAGCAGCTCGCTCACTTTCAAGCGATGATATGCGCAAGTCGATATTTCTCACTTGCATGAGATATTCCTCGACAGTTATCCCCTTTGTTTTGCTCATTCTGTTTCACCTCCGTATGCTATCGGCTCGCATGGAAATGGCTTATATTTGCATTTTGCACAGTTCCCACGCTTTTTATTTAGCTCAACTGCTTTATTTCGAGCCTCAAAATACTCCTTTGTGCTTTTGCGGAATGAGCATATTCTTTCTGATCGAGTGCCAGTGCATTCCTCGTCCAGTATTCCGCATCTGTTCGATTGCGGTATCAGAAAATAGCAAGTCTCGGTTTTTTCGGTCATGATTCTTTGTTTTCTCCTTTCGGTATTGTCATTGGCAGCGATAAGTATTCCTCGATGAGTTCTTTCGCTTCTTCCCATGAATAGCATATCGCTGTGAAGTGTCCTGCTCCGCGCAGGCTTCGCAGCCATTGCTTTTGATTCTCAGTAGGCTTATTCGGTTTTACTTTCATTTCGATGTAGAGTCCTATGTATCCACCGTGAGCTGTCGGAAGGCATACGTCAGGCACTCCAGCTTTGAGTCCTGCCTGCTTCATGCGTGCTCCTGTGATAGCGCTCCTCTTTCCCTCATTCGGGACATGATACATGAGCTTTAGTTCCTCATATTGCGCTTGAGCGTACTCTGCCCACCTAAAGAGTGCGATCTGTTCAATTTCTTCTTTGGTTTGCACCATGCTGCCTCCTGCTTGTAGTATCGTGCGTATATGTATACTCCGCCATTGGATTCATTGTATACGACTTTCGCCTGCGAGAGATTATATCCCTCATAGAGCTTCTCATACTCAGCTCTGCACTCGGTATCCTTTGCCAGCTCCTTGACTTGCTTTTTCGAGAGACGGTTATCTCTCTGCTTTGCCTGTGGTATGACGAGATTCCGAGAACGAGTATATTTTTTCTTTCCTGTGAACTCTCTCAGCTGCTTGAGCATATATCCGATGAGTGTAGCTATTCCGTTCTCGTCGAATATGAGTCCTGCCGTTCGAGTGTATCCTCTGCCCCAGAGATCTGATATCTCGTTCTGATCCATGCCACCGCTCATGATTAAGTGATGATGTGGATTGAGCTGCTCTTTTCCTGTCTCTGTCACTCCGATAAACTTTAGCTCGGGCAGTCCTTTTTTCTCTCTCGCTCTCTTCACCCTCCGCAGGAAGTTTGCAAGCTCTCTCTGTGATTCTTCATAGGTCTGAGGTCTGGTTTCCTTCCTGTATGTGAGCTCGACTTTCATATCTTCCTCTGTGAAGTTCGCATTTGCTATCCTGATAAGATTCTGCTCCGCATTCTTATCATTGATTCTCTGCTGAGTCTCTGATGTTGGTTTAGCCTTCTTTCGCTTGTATGGATTTTTTGTATACACTGGATAGATATTAACATCCATGTAGTCTCCACACTCGAAGCGAGTCTCTCTGTACCAGCTTCTCATATCTCAAATCTCCCTTAGTATTTTTGTGGTCGTAAACTTAATAAGTATTACAAGCCCGTCAAAGCCAGCGTCAGGCTCTTGCTTTTTTCAATCTCTTTATACTATTATAATAGTATAGGGCAGCTGCTCAGCTGGCAGCTGCTTCCCTACTCTTTATTGTTTTTTCAAGTTCTGCTTGCTTAGTATTCCATGCGCCCCGAGCTGAGTCTAAAGTGATATATGGAGTTTGCAGGACTTGTCCGCATTTGCTACACTCTACTATTATTTTAAGAGTCTCCCTATCATGCCGAAAGTTTATCTTCCTGCCGTTACATACAGCACAGCTCTTCATCTTCTCACTCCTTTCTGAGACGTGCAAAGACACGTTTTAATCATTCACGGTGTTATAATATCCGAATAAACCAATTCATGTTTAGTAATTTGTTTAGTCAGTTGTAACGTAAATGTTTTTATATTATACATAATTTCCATTTTTCGTTTAACATCTTCAATAGCTTCTTCATCTGTTTCTTCGTATATCAGTATATCGTCATACTTTTTGCCATTAACACGGATATGTGCTATATACTCATTCATTCTGCTCACCGTCCATTCTTTCGCCGCAGTTGGGGCAATATTTGAAGTATTTGTACACTAACTTACCATAAGCATTACCATTCATGGTAAAATTGCAATTACTGCACTGTATTACTTCATTGCCTATCCACCGTCCATGTTTCACAGGCTGTACGTCTGCGGCTTTTAGCTCTTTCAGCTCCGTCAACCACTCTGCAAGCTCTCTGTGGTATGCGGCGCATTTTGTACAGCCCATATCTTTGCCGTTTTTCAATGACATACAATTGTCTGTTCCGTCACAGGGACAAGGACATAAGGAATATAGTCGGCTTTGTTCTCCTGCCACTTCAATGCAATACTTTATAGCTTCATCAATCGTCATTCTGCTCACCGTCCTTTGGTGGTTCTGGTAAAGGTTGCCAGTATAATACTTCAAAATCTTTTGGCAGACAACCTTCATACCATCGCTTTATATTAGAATACCACTTACTAACTCCAAACCTATACGACGTAAACCCAGCACCCCATGTATACCTATACCAAACTAACACTTCTTTCTTAGGTTCGGGCAATCGGTCTTTAACGCTTATCCACCTATCAGCCATTTTCAGCCCTCCTTATCCCAACCGTATAATTTAGCCATTTCTTTTAACTCGGCTTTTCTTCTTAGCCTTTCGTTCTTTGTTTCAATACTATTAATAACCATATTAACACCACAAATTAAACATATGCCTGCTGCTAAAAGTTTACCTGCTTCTTTATGCTCAATTATTACCAATACCACAATAATTATAGCGAGCAGAATATCTATAACGCCCAAAATGAACATTCCTATGTGTTTAATTTTCATTTTTTCTCCTTTCCGAATCATTCAAATTCGTCTTTTAACGGTTCGTTAAAAGGTTTCACCGAGCTCCGCCCATTCGTTCCACGCAAGCCTTGCCTGCTCCGCAGTGTCGAAGATCGCGTCGCCTGTCCCTGGATAATACATCTGGCAGGTCTCGAGTTTTATTCCGAATGCGAGATGACAATTGCTACAGTATACAAAGTATTTACCATTCGAGTCCTTGTGCCGCTCGACCTTCTCGCCGCAGCGGCAGCGTTTTAGTGGTTTGCTTTCCATCATATGTTATACGTCCTTTTGATACTGCTCAGCCTTGCAGTATCCTCTTTAATATAGTATTTCTTAGTCGTAGCTGTGCTCTCATGATTGAGAAGAGTGCTCACATCTTCGAGAGCCATACCAGCATTTTTGAGAAGTGTAGCTCCTGAGTGTCGGAAGTCATGCGGATGTAGTGTCGGTACTCCTATCATCGCGCCTATTTTTCTGCACCATTCTCGGAGCGTTCCCTGATTGATAGGCTTGTCTATATTTCTGCCTGAGTAGAAGAGCCAGCCGTGATCGTCCCTGCCTTTGCTCTCCCTTTGGAGCTTGAGCTGTATCAGAAGATACTTTACTTCATCGGAGAAGTACAAATCTACTATCTTTCCCTCTTTTTCAAGTACGCCTTTGATAATTTTAGCTTCGAGGTCTATCTGATCCCACTTGATACTTGCTATCGCCGTTACTCTTGCCATAGTAGACAGTGATATCATCGCATATACTCGGAGTTGCAAGTCATCCGAGCCGATAAGCTTCTCACGCATCATTGCGACCTGCTCCGCTGTGAGATATGTCTGAGTAGTTATTCTCAGCCCCTTTTTCGGGCGGTCTATGAATTCTGTCGGATTCTCTCTGATGAGCTTTTTCTTTCGCATGAAACGATAAAAGGCAGATATTGTCGCAAGTCTCAGCTTTATGCGCTCGCTATTATTGCCCTCGTTCATGCAGAAGTATATAAACTCGGTGATATCATCGTCTATCAGGTCCTTGACGCTTCTGTTTTGCTGCTTGTCGTAAATGTATACAAACCACTGCTCAAGGTCATAAATATAGTGCTTTTGTGTTCTCGGTGATAGATTTCTCATGCTCATATCAATCTTGTATCTCTGCATTATCTGTGCAGTCTCAGGATTGATTTTTGATAATTTCTCTTCATCGTGCAGTACAATTCTTTTACTTCTCATAATATTCAGCCTCTTTTCGGTATAATTCGGTATTATTTCGGTATTATAATATTGATTGTAATGGGTTGCAATTAGTTTTAATTATTTGTAATTAATTGCAATTATACAAATATCTTAGGCGGCAGCTCGAAGTCGGTATCTTCTTTACGCCATAAATGTAAGCAAGTCTCGCAGAGGTTTTTGTATTCACTCTTTTTTGGATGATACTGGACGACGGTCTCTTCATCGTTCCAGAACATATCCTTTACTTTGCACATTTCCGCCCATGTTGGCACTCTTCTCCTATAGCTTACTGATACGTGCTCCCAGCCACCGCCGAAGCTCCATACTACTGCCATAGGCTCACGCTGCGCAGGAAAGTATATCTCTCCGACGCCGCCGTCGATGCCTGTGGATATTACTTTTAGCCTCTCAATCTTGAGTATCTCCGCTTGTGTTTTCATTGTTTCCCTCCTCTGTCTCGATATCGAGTCCCATTTCTGAGCGATTTCTACTTATAGCCTGCTCCGAGGTCCAGCGTCCTACAAAATATCCTAATATATAGCAAGCTAAGCCGTCAGCAGCGAAAAATAATACAGCTTTAATCATTTTTCTTCACCTTCTGCCTCTCCAATGAGCTGGAGTGCATCTTCTTCGTACATCTCCCAGCTCAGTGTCCGCTTATAAAAGTTTCTGATCTGAGCTATCAGAGCTTTGGCTCTTTCGAGTTCTTCTTTCTGTTTTTCTTTTTCAGTTTCCATTGCTGTGATATACGCTTGAGCTTCTGGCTCAGTGTACCATTTGCCGTTGATGTACATTTTCTTTTCTCCTCCTTCATTGAGATATGCTGATAGGCAGGCTTGACAGTTCTGCATTTTATGGCAGCGAGAGCGCTTCTGCTCTCCGTCAATGCCTGATAGTATCTTATACATACATTCATGAGTGCGGTCTGATATCATCGTGAGAAGCTCCACAAGTGGAAGCTTCCCGAGTCTTTCTCTGTTATTCATCATTTGCCCCTCATCGAATAAAGGAATTCTTCTCTTGTCTCGAGCTTCGGCTGTATCCTTTCCCAGTCGATGCCGTAGTCCTTAGAGAGTGCGTTCATGATATCGGTCATAGTCACGGTCTTTCCGAAAAAACTATCTGTATTAAATACATTTACCATGTCATCATATAACTCTGTGATATATTTTGGAGTCCTGCCCTTGCGTATCATTGCAGTTAATACTCCACATACAGCATATATCGCTAAGCTCCGAGCACTATCCTCAAAGATATCGAATTCATGATTGAGATATTCATCTTTCGCAGCCTTAAAGATATCAGCGCGGCATTTCTTACAGTCTCTAACTTTCATGAGTTACCTCCTCACCATAAGGATAACTGCTCATTAACTGTGACCGCTCTCGCGTTCTTCTCAGCCTGCTTATAATAGCTGTCCTTGAGCTCTACGCCTACAGCTCTGCGTCCGTTCTCAAGTGCAGTTACTACCTCCGAGCCGATTCCCATAAACGGAGTTAATACAACGTCATTAGGATTTGTCCAGAGATTTAAAGCTCTGCGTATAACAGTCAGTTGCAAAGGGCATATATGCTTTTCGTCCTCGTTATCTCTTGCGCTCCTATATTGCAGAGTGTCCGAAGGATTGATATCAGTCCATATCGGACTTGCATACTTCTGCCATATCTCGACAGGGAAGCTCTCGTTTGTATGAGTCACTGGCTCTGGATTGTCTCCTGGCTTACGCATTACTACGAGATAGTCAGGTATACCCTGCCTGCACATTGCGCTGTCTTTCTTGATTTGCTTATGTAATAAGCCGAGCGCCTTAGTTCTCTGCATTGCTATTACAGGATCTTTCCAGATGCATACTTCTGAATGATATATGAAGCCTGCCTTTTCATAGAGCCTTATCAGGTCTCCTCTAAAGTCATCTATGCCGATAAATCCGTCTCTGCTCTTTGATGTAGGCAGATTCATGCAATGCACTGCCATCAATCGCCCTGGCATAAGCACTCGATAGAGCTCATTAACTATGAACTCAAAGTGCTCGTAGAATTCATGCTTGTTTTTACTGTTTCCTAAGTCACGCTCACTATTGCTATAGGTATACAGTGACGCAAAAGGCGGAGAATATATCTCAAAGTGGATACTGTCGGAAGGTATCTCAGTTAATACCTCGCAACTGTCTCCATGATACAGTGCCATTTTATCATCTATGTACTGATTTTTCACGTTCATGATACTTCGCTCCTTAACCATTCGGGAATTATCATAGTCTCAATAGCTATGTACTTCTCTGATATCCTTATAGTTCCTTTGATTTCGCTTGATAAGATATCCTTAGTGTATTTTACCAGCTCCGCAGTCATTTGCTGAGCCTCAGCCTGCTTTCGCTCGATATTCTGTTTGACAGCTATCTCAGCCTCAGAAGTGATGATATATACGTCAACTGGCTTCTGCTGTCCAAATCTCCAGCATCTACGCACTGCCTGATAATAGCTCTCGAAGCTGTCCGACAGTCCGCAGAATATCATTCTTCTGCAATGCTGCCAATTGACTCCAAATCCGAAGCACTTCGGCTTTGTTATGAGTATCGGTCTTTCTCCTGCTTTCCACCTGTTATTGTATTCAACTTTAAGCTCAGGCGGAGTATCACCGCGAATCGAGAAACACTTATCTCCGAGTTTCCTTTCTAACTCGTCCTGCTCCGCGTTGTAATCACACCATATGAGGGCTTGTCCGCCTGCTCCTTCGGCAATTTCCTTTGACTTTGCTACTCTGCGCTCAAGGCTCTCTTTCCTTGCCTCTCTACGCTCGGACAGGCTCTCAGCTGTCTCAGCAAAAAACATCATCTGTCCGTCGTCTGTCTCTCTGTCACCGCTCTCGACCTGTACCTCATAAATATTTAAAGGCGGTAAATCATATCCGCCTGCTTCATAGCCGAGATCTGAGGGAGAAGTCATGCAGCAAGCCCATGAAGCTATCCACTCGAAAAACTTTGACTTTGCATGACCTTTGAGACGCCATTTCGATGTATTTTTACCGTCATGTACAAAATACGTCGCAAGCATCTCGGTCTGAGTCATTATTCCTAAGAATTCAGCGTGATTTCCTATTTCCATGAAGTCATTCGGCGCAGGTGTCGCAGTACAGCACAGCTTATACGGAGTATTTTTGAACATCTCCGTCAACGCTGTTTTAGTTGCGCCTGTCGAGTTTTTGAGTATGGAGCTTTCATCGAGGATAATGCCCTCAAATGTCTCTGGCTCAAAATGCTCTATCATCTCATAGTTAGTGATATTTATGCCCTGCTTAACGTCGGACTGCTTACGGCAGATATTAACCTCGATGCCAAACTTAACGCCCTCTGCCTTTGTCTGCGATGCTACTGCGAGCGGAGCTAATATCAGCACATTTCCGCCTGTATGCTTGCATACTTCCTCTGCAAAGGATAACTGCTGTAAAGTCTTACCGAGTCCGCAGTCCTCAAAAAGGCAGGCTCTGCCTTTTCTCAGCGCCCAGTGTACTATATCTCTCTGCCACTCAAAGAGATTCTTGTTATATGTTGATTTATCGCTCTCGAATCCGCTCTCCTGTATGCTCGTCAGCTTCGATTCAATAAAATCTCTGTATTTACTCATTATTTTCCTCTTTTCGGCTTTAAAATGTCATTTGACCGTCAATAAACCATTTAAGCTCTTTTTCCTTCTGCATTCGAGCTTTTTTGTATTCATTGTATTTTACTCGGTATTCATAGCTTGCTCCAAAGATATTCCATGCCGCCTTGACGACATTCGGCTCAAATGGCTTTATTTTCTCAAGGTCCTCGATAGCTTTATATGAGATAGGACATCCGCAGCATCCAGTTCTTGTCAGCCCGTAGACCTCATAAGCATCTGAATATTTAATATTATAGTGCTCTTTATACCATGCCTTGTCGTCATCCTTGACGTAGTATAGAGGTCTTAATCTATACTGTCCGCTGCTTGTCTCTGTAAAGCACATTGTAGTGCAGTCCTTCCTCGGTACGGACCTCATGCCGCCCTCGTCTCTGCGTTCTCCTGTTATTATCATCTCATAGCCTTTTTGTATGTTATGAGCTGGCTGCTTCTTGCAGTAGTCGCAGCATTTTGCAGATACTTTAAAATCGGGCGGATATTCCTTGATAAAATCCAACATGTACAAGCTCGAATTGATAACAAGCTGAATGTTTGGACGAGGATCTCCGTCCTTATTGCAACAGCATAAGAAGTTTATCAATAATTCACAGTTCGGATAGCGTTCTCTGAGTTCTCGCCGCTTCGCCTGCTTATCCTCTGCTTCGTTATATTCGTCAGCTATTGAAAGAGGGACTCCCTTTTTCTGCCATTCCTCGAAGCCGCCTGACATAATCTTAGATACAAAAGGAATGCCGTACTTCCGCGCAGCTTGTACAATACTGATTTTAGGTCTCACAGTCTCAATATCGACTCCGTACTTTTCAGCTGTAGCCTTTACATGGTCCTTAGTCGCTTTCATTTCGAGCCCAGTATTGAAAAATACGTTCTTTATAGGCGGCAAGTCAAATAATCGCCTTGTCTGCTCTATTAAATCTATCATGATATCACTGTCAGCGCCGCCGCTATATGAACATATAGCATTCGGATGCTCTATAAGTCTCTTGGCTATTATGCTTTTGATAGCCTCAAATTTCTCTGGAGCTTCAAAGTCCGCATAGGGCGGTCTATCAGTATATACCCTGCTCCTGTATTCTTCACTCATGTATAAGCCTCTTTTCCAGCTCCTCGAGCTCATGATGATATATCACAAGCCTTGCAATTGCATAGCCTTTGTCGTAGGCGTCCTTGACAGGATCGCAGCTCAGAGCTATGCTTTCCCATACTCTTATATTGAGCTCAATATCCTTATGCTCTGCCTTGTACTGCTTTCGCTTCTCGATGTAGTCCCAGCTCAGCTCGATAGGGACTAAGAGCATAGCGAGAATAGCTAAGGCTATGAGCGTATACATCATTATTCTGATGATGTCCATTTTTCTATCTCCTTTATCGGTATAACTACTTCTGTCCTACTGTTTTTATCTAATATAGCAGCGGTCTCCATTACTGCGCCGTCATTCCCATGCTGGAAGCTTATGCGGATTATCTCCTGATAATAGCTACCCTTGTAGCTGATTGGCAGGCGACAGAGAAAAGCTTCCTTCGCTTCTTTAAATGTCATAGTATGCCGCCCTTCTTATCGCTTGATTATCGTCCATGAGTTTCAGCTCGGTCTCTGTTGGAGTATCGCCTTTGATGCCTGTCCATCTATTGAAGCCATTCTCTTCGAGCTCGGCTCTCAGCTTCTGCTCAAAGGGACGGAGCGCCAGTGCTGTGTATACATTCCACGCTTCGACGGCGTTCCCATATTTTGTTATTTTCTGGCTGTTGTCGTGTCCAGTTATTATTTTTGCAGTCCCTTCGGCAGGATTGCTCTCGAATGCAACGTCTCTTATTTTCAGTTTCATCTCAGCTTACCTAATACATCTTTTGAGATAGCGAGGAGGCTGTCGCCTGTCACATATACTCGCTGATCGTCAGCATTTTTCCAGATGATTGTCACATATTCAAGGTCATACGGAGAATGAAAGACTAAATGATACTCTAAGTCCATGATATTACTATCTATCGACTGAGCCAGAGGCAGGAGCTTTTCCTGCACAAAGGATTTCTTTGCATCGAATATCTCGTCATTTTCCTTCATGCTTCGATACCTCCCTCTTTAAGGTCTATGAGAATGCTTTTGCAAGTGTCACGATACATCAGAAGCTCAGCGTTTATTTCTTCTATTCTGTCCTGACAGTACATTTTCTCGCGGATAAGCTGTCGGAAATAATGGAATGAAAGAATTATATCCGCATCGTCCTCCGTATTATCGGCAGCAGTTTCCTTGGGAGTGCTGCTATCTGGCAGCGGTGCCGGTAGTGGCTCGTCAGGCGGTATGCTCAAATCACGCCATGCCTCGCCGATAATATCGGGTTCAGCCTGCTCCTCGACGGCTTTTATCTCTTCCACGGGAGTGATTATCTCGTCCTCGATGTGCTTTTTCTTGCCATTGCCACCGTTAAGCATTCTCAGACTATAGCCTTTTTCTTTCAGTATTTCCTTGATAGTCGTTACTGATGTTAAGTGTAAATCCGCCTCGATCTTAAGCTGCAACCTCTTATCTTTGGCGTTCAGTATGTTTTTTACTATCTCCGAGCGCTCGGCTTCGGAGAGCTTTTCCTTTGCTTTGCTCATTTCGGTATTATTCCTTTCTGGCTGTGACTGTATCCCAGTCTATGCCCTGCGCGGTGACACTGTGATAAAACTGCCTCAGAGCTGCCTTGACTCTCTTCTCGTATTGCTCCTTTTGTGCAGGTGTGCGCTTCGGAATATGTACGGTTATTCGTGCGCGGCTTGTCTCATACTCGACCTTGCGCTCGCTCTCCGTCTCTGTCTCTGTCCAGTTCCTGATATCGTTTCTCATGGTATCACCTCTTTCAATGTTTATGTTCGTGTGGGTTGTACGGTTGCTTATGGTATCAGATTCGAGAGCCATGCCGCCATTGCGTTTCGCGCTTCCTGCTGTGTCAGATAAATATGATGTCCGATAGCGGCATAACTGCCTGCTGTCATTTCTGTAGATACTATTTTTGTATCTGACACCTCATGCTTTCTTAGACGGCGCTCCCACGGTTCATTTCCGAACAGCTTAGTTTTATTGTTCCTGCGACTTCTGTGACACCTATACTCTATCCTGTATACTGTGTCGCCTACTCCGCAGGGCAGGAGCTTAACCCACCCATACTCAGGCGTGTTCCTAATGTTGCTCGGAAATTCCTTGCTTATTTCTTTCATTTACTTTCCTCACTTTCGTGGCAAGCCGAGTATTACGTCAGTACCAACGTTAAATATACTCGCCATTTTCAAAAGGTAGCTTACAGGCAGGTCTTTTTTTGCTTCCCAGTTGTAGAAAGTCTTTCTTTCAATTCCGAGCTTATTGCTTAATTCCTCGATTGTAAGCGCATTTCGAGCACATTCAGCTCGGATATTCCTAAAAACGATTTCCAAGTTATCACCTCTTTACCTACACGTTTTGTGTTCATGTGTATATTATAACACGTTTCGTGTAGTTGTCAATATCCGAATAGTGCACAATTCGTGTTGCTAAATTGTGTTTAAATTGCACACATAACGTGTTGAAAATTCTACTTGACTTAATACACGTTATGTGTTATACTTTACACATAAGGAGGTGCTAAAAATGAATAACGCGGTTCTTATTGCCCAAAATTTAAGGAATATACGCAAATCCTTAAATCTTTCACAAAAAGAAATTGCTGAAAAGCTTAATATAAATCCTCGCACTTACGCATCATATGAGCGTGAAGAGCGTGAGCCAGGCGCTGCTTTTATTTTGAAATTCTGCGAAACGTTTAATTTATCATCTGATGATATAATTCAAGGAAAAGAAAAAAGCGCCCCTATCATTGAAGATAGAAGCGATAATATTGATTCCGTTCCTGCTGCTGAGCCCTCTCTCACTACTCAGCCAGAATACAGAGGCTTTGCTGTTCTTGACCATGATAATATCTATATGATTCCAATTTATAGAACGGTATCAGCTGGATTTGGGGCTTTTGCTGACGAATATATCATAGGATATGAGCCTGTATATCTCAGTTCACAAAAAGAGGCAGAGGAGACTTTCGCTGTTGTCGTCAAGGGAGATTCGATGTTTCCGAGAATAGACGAGGACGATATTGCTATCGTTCACAAGCAGGACTGCTTCGAGAATGGTGATATTGTAATTGCTATTCAGTGCGGAAATGGTGACGGTTTTATAAAAAGAGCATTTCTGAGAAAAGACAAGCTCTCACTTGAATCATTCAATCCGAATTATCCTGTTATGACGTTTACAGGACCTGATATTGAGTCTATAAAAATAATAGGCGTTGTCAAGAAGATAATAAAATCAATATAAAAAAGAATAGCCTCTGCGGTCCTGACTCTACCGCAAAGGCTATCTTCGGAGTTTTGCTTTTATACAAAACAACAACAATATATGTCTGTATTATAGCATTGCTCTTTCTGTTTGTCAAGTCTCTGCCCCTGCTCCGTGTAGGGGCTTTATTGAATTTGTTCATTCTGCCCTGTTTTTTCTCAACAGTTTATTATCCGTAATTGCGATTATACAATAGGTTTTTCAATGTGTACAGTTATTTATTAACTGTTGATTTTCAAATATGGCTATTTTTTAGAAGAGGAGTATGCTTTTTGTTTTTGATGTATTTGCGCAAGTCCAGAGCTGATGGAGAACATGAGACCGTCGAAGAGGTACTTGCTAAGCACTATAAGATATTGCAGGACTACGCCGCCGCTAAGCTGGGCGGAGCTATTCCCGAGTATAGAATATATCGTGAAGTTGTCTCGGGAGAGACTATACAGGATAGACCTCAGATGCTTCGGCTCTTGGAGCGTATCCAGAATGAAAGCATCGAGGGAGTGCTCGTCGTAGATCCGCAGAGACTATCCAGAGGAGACCTCTCCGACTGTGGTACTATTATCAGAGCTTTTCGTTATACTGATACTCTGATAGTCACGCCGCCTAAGACTTACGACCTCGGAGACAAATACGACCGTAAATTCATGGAGATGGAGCTCATGCGCGGCAATGACTATCTCGAATACGTCAAAGAGATAATGATGCGCGGCAGGATAGCTTCTGTGCAGGCTGGTAATTATATCGGCTCTGGCTCTCCTTATGGCTATGATAAAGTTAAGGACGGCAGGACGTTCTCTCTCGCTCCGAATTCAGAGTCTGATACTGTCCGCCTAATATTTGAGCTTTGGACTAAGGACGGACTCGGGACGACGACTATTGCTCAAAGGCTCGATGCTCTGCATATCAAGCCGCGAAAGTCAGAGCGCTGGAGCTCTGCAAGTATCCGCGATATGCTCAAAAATCCAATTTATATCGGTAAAATACGATGGAATTTCCGTAAACACGTCAAGCGCTATGAGGACGGAGTGCTCGTTTCTTCTCGACCTCACGCCGCCGCCGAGGACTGGATACTCGTAGACGGTAAGCATGAGGCTATTATCTCCGAGGAGGTATTCAACGCCGCGCAGGACCGCTTCGGGCAAGTGCCAAAGACTAAGCCTAAAATGAAGCTCAATAATGCCTTCGCTGGAATTATGCACTGCTCTTGCGGCAGAGCTATGACGTATCGCCCTCAGCCTCGATGCGAGGATCGCCTTTTATGCACTAATATGAAGTACTGTAGTAATAGATCTGCAATATATCAGGAAGTAGTAGACGAGGTTGTTAATGCTCTCATTCATACCGTCGAGGATCTCCGCGAGCTATCCGACGAGCCTCAGAGGTCCAGCGAAGCTCAAAGAGCTATCACGGCAGCGCTCCGAAAAGAGTTAAACTCTCTTGAGACTCAGCAAGAGCGCTTGTATGAGTTCTTAGAGAGCGGAGTATACTCCTCCGAGGTATTCGTCAAGCGTAATGCTGCACTCGCTCAGCGCCGCTCAGAGCTTCAGGAAGCTATCGCCGAGGCAGAAGCGCAGGAAGTATCTGAGATAGACTATAAGCAGAGAATAATAGCTCTCAAGGATGCAATTGCAGGGCTCCAGAGTGATGCTGTATCCGTAGAAGATAAGAATCGCCTGCTCCGAGCTGTTATCAAGGATATTACATATCACCGAGAGACGACTGTCCGCGGAAAATGGCAGAATGTCCCTTTTGAACTCGATATCGAGCTTTTATAACTATCATTTACATCATTAATGAGCTAATTCGTAAGTACATTAATGATAGATAAGAGATTTTCAACAAAAAAGCCCCTCCAATAATCAAGGAAGGGCTTTTCTTAATCTAAATTAACTTGATGCGTTAGCTTTTGGCTTTTGGAGATTGCCTATATATCGGCTTGTATTAACTTGCTTATAACTTGCTAATAGACAATTAACGCATTTCGTGCGTTAATTTAGATTATAAAAACACGCGCGTGTTTTAATCTCCGAGAAGTCCACTATACTGATGATCGTCAACTAATACTGAGAATTTGCCGTCGTAGATATCAATGCTTATCTTCGGGCATTTTGGCTTCTCTGGCTCAGCTGGTTTCGGAGGCTCTAAGGTATAGCCGTTCTTTCCTGCTGCCTTTATAGCTGTTGGATAATCAATATATGCATAGTCGAGGTCACAGTTGCCGCTTATGCCTGCGACTTTGCCCTTTCCGACTATATCGTTTTGAGTTCCTGTGACTGAATACTGCCATATGCCATACGGCTCTTTATATGTAGTAGAGCTTGCATAGTGCGCGAGCCATACTGCATATCTTGTACGGACGGACTTGTCTATGTAATTTTCGAGGAATGATTTATAAGAGTATATGCCTACCCAGTATCCTGCGGCTTCGAGAGCTTCACAGAACGCTTTGCACATCTCAGTGACTTTACCCATGCCGAGCCGCTGAGAATTTTCCTCAATGTCAAAGTAAATAGGATATTCAAACTTTTTACCTTTGAGGACTTCAATACAAGCTGCCGCCTCATTCTTTACGTCCTCGACGGTTACTGCGTAGCTGTACCAGTATGCTCCTATCGGAATTCCGAGTCGCTTACACTCTGAATAGTTACGCTCGAACTGCTTATCTTTCTGAGAAGCGAGCCTACCATATCCTGCTTGCAGGATTGCAAAGTCTATCTTCTCTACGTTTTTGACTGTATCCCAGTCTATAACGCCCTGATGCACTGATACATCAATACCCTTTTTCATTTCTTATCCTCCTTTTCGTCGTTGTTTACATTTTTGAGCCTCTTGAGAAGCTTAGTTATCCAGCCTGCCGCATCTGGATTGATTTCGGCATAGTTCTCAAGGATTGATATTGTCTCCATGATAACTATATATCCGAATACGAGGATAGCTGCGACTGTTCCTGTTATTTTGCCGAGCTCGTCAGCCGTGTAGTATCTTCCCAGCTCTTTTATGCCGATTTCGAGTCCGCAGGCTGTAGCCATGACGATTATCTCGCCGATTTTATTTAAGCCGCCCTTGCGCATCTTTGTGCTCGAGAGCGTTCCTGTGGTATATCCTTTGATTATTCCTGTTATGAAGTCCGACGCCGCCAGTCCTGTGACTATAGCGAGCATAATTAAATACTGCATTGCATATCCTCCTTTTTGATTTGGCAGGGACATTTCTGTCCCTGCCTGAACTCTTTCAAATTACCTTTTGAACGGATTATAATGCTTGTATCATCGCATACAATTCCTGATTTGTCGGAACGTATGGAACATATTTATCTGATAACTCAAATGCCGCTTTGTCACATATCATAGGATAGAAAGTATAGTTATATTGAGTCGAATATACTCCAGAGGGTATATATAATTCATAGACTATGCGGGTTGTGTCATTAGTAACCGTAAAGGTATAATCGTTTACACCTATATTATTCCATGATATAGCGGCACTACTATCTGTCATAATACCGAATTGTATATATATCGGTGTGGTGGTTGTATATACGACACCTTTTTTTACTATATATTCACCCTTTGGAATTGGTAAAGCGTCTGCATATGTTCTACTGCCAGATACGTTGAATGCATAGTTGTTATTACTTGTGCCAGTAACAGTTATGGACTTATCGGCATTAACAGTGTATGTTATACCATAAGCAGATGTTGTTGTTGTTGCTTTATTGATTAAATGGTTTTTAGCACCGCTGTCAACTAAATCAGCAACGTATGAAATATTGGTTTTATTTGTTTCGATTTGCTCCAATTCTGCCGCCGTTGCAAACTTATTTGTTGTGCTTGTATCATCGACAAGGTCTGCTGAGAGTTTGTGTGAGCTGTCAATTGCATTTTGCTTGCCATTCCATGTTGACTTCTCGGTATCGCTGACTGCTCTATGTGTGCTGTCATAGTTGATATATGCTGGATTCAGCTTGTTGCTTGCTGAAAGTTCTGTCTGCAAGCCTGACACAAGGTCAGCAACGCTAAACTCAATGGTATTACCGTTCTGCAATGTGAGAACAACTTTCTTTGTCTGGCTGTTGTAAGAGCCGCCTACAACAACACTTTCCAGAGGCAAGTCTATTGTCTGAGCTGTTCCTAAGTTATCGCCGTTTTGGTCTTTGAGCTGACCTGTCATAACATAAGTCAAACTATTGATTGTAAGGCTAAGAGCCGCCGCATACTTAGTCGTGTCGGGAAGAGCTGATACGTCCGCCGCAGAAGTTGGAACGGTAATATTTACTGTGCCACTAACAGGTGTAATACCTGTGCCGTTCTTCTGGATAGCAGTTATCGGTACACTTGGAATCTCGGTCTTATCTGCTTTGAGGTTAAGAGCTGCCTGTGTAGCCGTTGATATAGGCTTGTTTAAGTCTGAGGTGTTATCACAGTTACCGAGTCCCACATCTGCCGCTGATACTTCGTGCGGATTGTCTTTGTCAGCTATGTGGTCCGCTATCTGCTCTCTTGCATATGTATCTTCTGAGGATACTTCACCAGTTGCAGATATTTTCGCTTTGCCGTCTGAGGTTTCTTCGATGCTGATGTTTGTGCCTTCTTCGAGTTTGTCGTATACACTTCCACCGCCATCCTCGACAATCTTATTGAGATACTGTTCAACTCTTGTGAGCGGCTTCTCGGGAATGTCGTCCGATGATGTCACGCCTGCAATGGCTGAGAGATACTCTTCCTCTCTGGTTAAGGGCTCAGAGGGCGGATTTGTGTTGTTGATGTTATCACTCATAGTTTTATCCTCCTTTATTATGCCCAGCTGGACCATGCCGAGCTGGTATAGTAACGTGTGACTCTCGTGCCGTCGATAGCTTCGGCGATCTGGATGGAGTCTGTCGAGCTTGTCATATAAGCTCTCACGACTCCTGCGAGAGCACTGCTGCCTGTTATCTCGGCAGCGAGCTCTCCAGTCATAGTGCCCTCAAAAAATGATGCAAGGGCTGTATTGTCAATCGTAGACTCTGCCGCCTGAGGGACGACATTAAACAGAATAGCATCCAGTTCCGTGAAGTTATCATTGAACGGTGTCTGGCTTGCATAGTCGTCATCTGCTGGCAAATTGAACTCAAAGTGTGTCGTTTGTGCGCCCATTGATTATTTCCTCCCACGTATAGTTTTGTGCATCTTCCCACTTAAATATTTTCATGCCGCGCCAGTATCGCATTTGATTAAGTGAGATATCATCTACTTTCTCCTTCATGGCTTGCATTTCGGCTTCCTGTTTGCCCAGTACTGTGCCATTAGCTACGACAGTCTGCGACATGACAGGCGAGCGAATAAAGCTTCCGCGCGATGTACCGAGCACTACTTGCAGAGCCTCACCTGTCAGCTCGTCCCTGCGGATTGATACTATTTTCAGATTGATATCGATGCCGTACTGCTCGATATATACATTTCCTTCGTATCCTACGTCGAGATTCTGCAAGTCCACAAAGTCCTTGTATTTAGGATCATTTTTAAGATTTGCAACACTCACTTCAATTGATACTGTCGGAGTGCTAACTGTCTGCCAATACGCAAATCCGTCTTTGGTAAGACAGTCATATGGATCTGGTGTATTCGGATCATATGTGAAGTGAATTATTCTTGTTTTTTGATGATGTATAATCCATGTTGAGCCAGTATAGGAGATAGCCCATACATCCCCGAAGTTATCCTTGCAGATTAGCTCTGTTATCCACTCAGAGCAGTCTATCTTGTAGGATATCTTTGTCAAGTCTGTACCGAAACGGAGCTTAAATGCTGGAGCTGTTGGAGCTCCTTCCTGAGTTGTATTAATGGATATTCGGAAATTATCTCGATATAAATGCCCTCCATATCGACTCGCAAGGCTATTATCATCGCCGAAGAGCGCTCCTATTACTGTCTGATCGCGTACATTTTTTATTATAGGTCCTGCTATATTACTTGATACAGTGAATAGATATTCATTCGGCTCGGGCTGATGTGTTGGGAGCATCTCCTGGCTTCGCTGTATCACCTGATAAATATACTCATTTGCTGTAGCTGCTTCGCCTGTTAGCTCGTCTACAAATCGATCATATAGGTCATATGTTATATGCTTAGCGTGAGCTGTGACGTATGCCTGCTCCGCGTCCTGATATATCTCAGTCTCATCGATGCGGAAGAGCTGCCCATTCACTTTGAGCATGTTCTGAATTATGATATACGTCCATTTTCCATAGTCATCGATAGGATGCACAAGAGTAAGATCCCATCGTCCTCGCTCCTCTTTGTCAGATATACACTCCATAGGCATCAGTATAGCTAATCCGTTATGCTCGAAGCCGTTCTGAGGCTCATTGATATCATATACGCTTATTTGTTCACGCCGTTTTTCATAATCTGGTATAATCGGCTCATAGTCAAATACGCTTTTCAAATAATAATATGGATTTTGAAAATTTTCAGTTCCTCGAGTATAGTTGCCTTGCGCTACTCTATTACTATCGATAATAGGCAGGCAAAGATTATCACTCAAAAAATCAACATCAATATGAAAGTAGTTAGAATTATCATAATCAGTTATAAAAGGCAAGCCAAAAGTCGCCGTAGCTTCCATAAGCCTTTCATATACATCATCACTGTATGGAATTTGATACCATACAGAATTAAATGCCATTTTTGCATTTGCAGAAAAAGCATTATCAAGCGGCATAAATACATACCTGTTAATACTTGAATTCCAAGTTACATCTGTCTGAGGCCTGAATAATGATATATATGAGGAATAAAAATTATCTGCATCTGTGAATATGCCGTAATGATACATATCCATAGGAAGTTCATCTGTCCATTTTATTTCGTCAAGTATGCCATATCCCAGCGTTGTACAATAGTTATTTGAGCGAGGTCGTACATATGATATTTCTGTGTCGTTATGTTCATAACTGTTAGCACGTAGACCGATTATACGAGCAGCTACAATTGGATAATCACTATAATTATTCTTCCAATCGTCTATGTTTCTGTAGGTATACTGTGGCGGTTCTGTTTGTATCTCAGGTAAATCCTCTATTTTAGTATTAGATACTCCTACCATAATAGCTAAAACAATCGATTTAATCTGATAGTACACAAATGGAGCGATATAATAATTACCATTATGCTTTGATGATTTGCTATCATCATTATAGCTTCCAGGCGCCCATATCGTATACATGCGAAGCTTATCGTCGTATACATTTCCCTTCATGCATCGTAAGTTATATACAGACGAGTTTGACATTTCGTAAAAAAAGCCGCTTACATACTCATCTTCTATACTTGCGATATCTACTTTTATAACATCACGAGCAACGCCGTCTATTATAGCTTTGCGATATACGCCTATCGACCTAAACGGACTCGCTGCTCCTTGTCGAACTGGGCATACTGATTTATCTATTGGCTCATTCTGCGTTATTTTATTTACATCGATGCCTTTCCATAACTGTGATGATGCTTTATTTGTAGTCCCTGCCTCGTATTCCCAGTATGGTACTAATGGCTTAGTACACCTAAACTCTCTTGATTTGTCGCCTGTAAGTCCACCAAATAGATAATTGCCCTTCCACGTCTCAGGAGCTCCATATATTTCTGGATTTGCATATGGCATAAGTTCTCACCTCCTTAGTACCAGCGTTTTCGTATTGTCATATTCGCAGAGCGTACAGCCGAGCACGATACAACATTTTCACCTGCATGAACTCTTGGGAATGGTCCTGTTGTGCATTGAGTACAAGCTACATTAACTCCATCAGGCTTTGTATAGTATGCGACTTCGCCTTCACAGTCAAGTGTTATGCTGTACGTTTCAAGATAACTCGCATCAACGATCTCCTGAGGAGTTGTGACGACTATCGTCTTTCCGTTGCATACTATCGTTGTTGAAGTAGTTGTTGGTTTTATAACTATCTCAGGATCACAGAACGCTGTGCCATTATAGCTGAATGATTGCTGTGTATTGCCGATATCAAGTACATATAAAGCATTGCTGTAAGCGAATGGCTCTACTATAAAGCTGATAGGGAATTCTGCCATTAAAAGCGCTACTCCATTGGGATCAATTTGATCAACGTAGCAATTTAAAAACTCATTAGCCGCCGTACTGATATTAAGAACGCCATATCCCTTAATTGTCCCATATACGTCACGTACTTTCTCAGGTGATGCGTCGCCCAGTACCGCCTCGATACGTAGTTCTTTATTCGGATACCATGTCTTTTGCATGGGAAGCTGTCGAGGTCTGCCAGGTATCGACTGATACTCCATTTCTGGCGCCCATGTAGGGCGGATAATTGGTTTGGTAATTATGAGCCCGAGGTCGTTACTATTTATGCCGTTAAATATAAAGTAACTCATTTACTGCCTCCCTCTTCCTTGCTTTATGCGCTTTTCAGCGGTATCTAAGTCCTCAGCCATCTTGTATACATCGTAGCGGCTTCCGATTGTAGCTTGTACGCTGTTGTAGTAGTAGTTGTTGATAGTATCTCCGCCTCCTCCGACAGCTGTATTCATGCCCGAAGGAGTGAGATTTGTAACGCGAACGCCGCCATTCATTACCTCCAGAAGCTCAGGACCTGCCTCCGCTACGATGCCAGCGCTGCCGTATGGTATGAAGCCGCCTGCTGCATGGAAGTCATATCCCTGACTCTTCCAATATTCATAATCTGCTTGACTGTTTATGCTGTGCTGATTAATGAGGTCGTTATTTGCATATAAGTCTCTGGTCCACTGTGAGAATGCTTCGCTAAAGTTCTCACCTGTGATATCGCCGAGAGTTCTTCCTGTTTTCTCAGCCCATGAGACCATACCAGCGATATCAATTCCACCGCCCTCGCTGAATGTCGTTCTCATGTTTGCTTTCCAGATTTCGATATACTGAGCCCACTGCTCCTGAGACATCTGACCGCCAGTATTGAACGCCCATACTAAGAGATCATGAACATCATATCCCTTGTCGAGCTGTTTCTGGATGTAGTTCATATACTTGTCGCCGAATACTTCTGCGATATCTACGCCTGAGTCCTTAGCCCACTTGGAGAGCTCTGAGATATCGAAGCCATCATCAATCATTTTCTGAATATCTGTCTTAAATTCGTCAGTAAATATCTCACTTGCCTTTTTGCCACCTGCTCCCATACCTGACTGAGCGGTTTCAGTAAATAACTGAATAATGCTGTTTATATCAGACTGAGCGAGTTTTGAATTTGTCTCCCTTGCGAGAGTAAATGCGGCTTGTACCTTTCTGAGATTGTCCTGATAGATCTTCTCGGCTTCGTCGTTCCACTTTTCGACGCTTTTCAGCGCTTCTCTGTCAGCATCTTTCTGTTTATAGAGCCTGTTTTCAACTTCTTTATAATTGCCCTCAGAATAAGCCCTCTGAGCTGCGTCTAATCTGTTGAAGTAGTCGTTGATTTCGTTGTACTGCGCTTGGAACTCCTGCCTGTTGCTGGATGCTGTCTGATATTCGCCTGCGAGCTGATACATTCTTGTATCTATCGTATTCCATACATCATTCTTTTTGTATGTTGACTGCATTAAATTCTGGAATTCTTCGGGAGTCATCTGCCTGCCGTATCGTTCCATAGATAGACGATTGAATTCTTCAAGAGAGCTCGTTTCTTTTGCATATGCGCTCAGATACTCGCTGTATGTTGTGGCTTTATTCTGTGCCATTTCGCCAGCGCTCGCCTGATATGCGTCGATATATGCAGAGGCTTTCTTCTTTTCGATAACATTGTCTATCTCTTTTGCAAGGTTCTGATAATTGGTTATCTGATTGCCTGTTAAGCCGATTTCGAGACCGAGCGCTTCCTGGAGCTCACTGGTAATATATTCAGCTCGCTTCTTGTCAGCGTCTTTGACATTGCCGCTTTCATCTGCCAGTGTTTGGAGTTCCTGCCAGAGTTCCTTTGTGCGTTCTGCCTCGTAGTCTGCCTCGTTCGCATTCTCCTTGAATGTGCTGTTGACGTCCTCAAGGCTTTTATTGACATCGTCAATCGCTTTTTTCTGATCCTCGAAGGATTTCTCCACTCTCTGGCTGATTCTCTCAGCCGTAGGGACATACTCGTCATGAGCTTTCTTCATTTCGAGTCCTAAGTCCACGAGACCAGAAACGAGAAGAGATACGCAGGCTATAAGTCCAGTATTTAACGTGCTCTCAAGGACTTTTGCTTCCTTGCCTGTAGTTTGCATGGCTTTTGTAAACTTCTCCAGAGCCTTGACTCCGTCTGTAGCTGTGGAGACTACTTTCCACGATGCATAAGCTAAACCTACAGCTTTTATAAGTGGTAAAAGGTTTTTAACTGTCTTCTCTATCTGAGGAAGGTTCTTAACTCCCTTGTCAACGAGCTTTTCTATCTTCGGGAGTACAGCTTCTGCAAGCTGTGCAAGTTCAAGCTTGAGCTTGTTGAGAGCGATTTTTGCCTTATCTGGAGCGTCCTGAGTTGCTTCAAAGGTATTAGCTACGACATCACCGAGCCCATCATATCCGCTGACGAGGTCGTCAATGCTGAATCGCTGCTCTCTGATAGCCTGAGCGATAGCAGCTGCGCCCTTCTTTCCGAAGAGGTCTGATGCTATCTGGAGCGCTTCTGTCTCGTCTGTGGCGTTCTTTATCGCATCGATTGTCTCACTCAGAGCGTCGGTCATGGTCTTACCTTCTGCCGCTGCGTTCTGCTGTGCTTTCTTTAAGCCTGCGAGAGCTGTGCTTGCTTCGATACCGTTTTCTTCAAACTGTCCGAGAAGCTCCGCACTCTGTCGGATATCGAAGCCCATTTCCTTGAATGTCGCCGAGTTACTGAGGAGCTCAGATTCAAGGCTATTGAGGTCTTTGCCTGTCCGCTGTCCTACGTCAGTGAGAGCATCGAGAACGCTTGCAGTGTTCTTCGTGTCGTCCTGGAATGCTTTCATTATTCCGCTGACGTTCTTCACACTGGAGCTGACAGCTGTATTATTTATCTGGGAATACTTGAGGAAGCTCTCAGTCATACCCTCGAGTTCTTCGTCGGTGACTTTGAATCTGGTATTTATCTCACCGATAGCAGCTCCGACGTCGTTCATCTCGACAGGCATCGAAGTGAATACATTATCTGCGGACTTCTGGAGGCTTGCGAGAGCGTCGCCTGTAGCTCCTGTCTTGCTGATTATAGTATCATAGCCTGCGTCTATCTCTTCCCATGCTTCCTTTGCGGACTTCATGAGCTTCTCGAAGCCGTCCGCTGCAAGATTAGCGACTGCGTTCTTTAAGACTGTATATCCCTGTGAGCTATCCTCTGCCTTTTTGCCAGAGTCTGCGACTTCTTTTCCAGTCTTTTCGGCTGAGTCGCCTGCCTTTTTGTTTGAGTTCGTGAAGTCATCGAGAGCTTTCTCGGCAGATTCTATCTGTCCCTTTGTGATCTCAATCTCACGCTGATAGGCTTTGTAGGCGTCCTCTGTGACTGTACCGTCTGCGAGTCCCTTTTTGAGATTCTCCTGCTCAGAGACGAGAGCTTCAAGCTTCTTTTTGCTGTTCTCGACTACTTTTGAGAGAGCTTCCTGCTTCTGCTTCCAAAGTTCCAGTGAATTTGGAGCTTGTTTGAGAGCTTGATCGATGCTCTTGAGCTCCTGCGTAGTCTTTTTCGATTCGGCGTTGACGTCTTTGAGCTTTTTCGATAGATCGGAAGTATCAGCGCCTATCTCGACGGTGATGCCGCCTATTTTGGTTTTTGCCATTTATCTCACTTCCTTTTACTCTTGACTTGCTATGATTTGAGCTATAGCCGCTCGGTCTGGCTTTGTCTGGACGTTCGCAAAGGCTCTCTCGAGGTACTCTCTGCCCTCGTCTGACTTATTGCAGTTATAGATAATAGCGTCACGATATAGCCTCCAGAACGCCAGAACGTTCATTTTTCCAAGCGTTGTGAAGCTGTCATGTGTATATTCACTCACTGCCTTAAGCTCATGATATACAGTGTTGTAGCGTGTCTCGGGGACGTCTCCCTCGACGTGTGGAGGATAATACTCCTCACGCTTTCTCAGCTGTCTGAGCCATTCACTGAGAACGATCCTCGCCTTGATTATGTCTATCGGTTCTATATACGCTCTGGCTTGCGGTCCCCCGCTGGTGAGCCAGTCGCAGAGTCCTTCTGTGACTTCGCTGTCGTCTACTGCGTGATATATGTGATAGTAAGCTTCCACCGTAGGAGGAGGGAGCTTCACTGTTTTTCCGTTGTTAAAGGTATATTTGAGAGTCTCCATCGGTTCTCCTTTTAGAAAAAAGCGGACGACTCTTGAAGCCGTCCGCCTTTACGTCTTACGACTTGGTGACTATGACTGTATAGGTGTTCATGCCAGTTGCTGATGTAAGCTGAATTGATACGATATTCTCGCCAGTCTGCCATGTAGCAGCTGTGCCACTTGTATGGCTATTGCCGTTTACTGTGATAACAATATCAACGCCGCTCGCTGCTGTTGCTGTGATAGTGTTTGTTGAGTCTGATGTCTCAGTTGTGTAGTTATTAACTGTTGCGTCGAATGTAGGATCGAGTGTCAGTGAGCCGAGTGTCAGAGCTGTGAGCACTGGAGTACCTGTGCTCGGTGTTACCTGTGGCTGATTTGCCATCTTGAACTTGTAGAGGTGTCCTTCTGCGTCGTATGGATCAAACTCAAAGTTTGGAGTGATGACTGTTTCGTTGTTGTTAGCGAATGCCACTGCGAGAGCGTCGATGTTCTCTCCGAGTCCTGTGAGTGTAATCTTTCCGTCGATGTCGTCGCCGCCTACAAAGTGAAGCCAGAACTTCTTAGCCTGCTGATTGCCGATTCCGCCGCCCTCGAGTACGGAGATTGTATAATCTCCCTCTGATGCTGTGGAAGCTGTAGCAGTTCTGAGGAGCTTCTCAATGGTTTCTGGTACCCATGTCATGACGCCCCATGTGAAGGAAGCTGTCTCCTCGTTGAGTCTGCGCTTCTTAGCTACGCCGTCATCGCTGACTGCTGTATAGAAGGTCTGTGAATAGTTGAAGGTTGCTCCGTTCTTTGTTCTGCCTATCATGTTGGCATTTGTCTCGAACTGTGCATCTGTTGGCATAGATGAGCCCTCAACATAAGGGATCATGTATACATTACCCGAGCCGAGAGGGATAGTCTTGAGTCTGTCCTTGTTCTCTGCTGCGTAGGATTTTCCTGCCATTCCTGACATAGTATCTCTCCTTTCAAGGATTTGTATTAGTGAGCTTCTGAGGGAATCGGAAGCGGAAGCTCGTCTGATACATCCGCTCCGATTCGATATATACACACGATGACTTGAGCTCCATGTCATCGAATACTATTAGGATTTTATGCTCGAGAGGAATGTCTCTCGATTCCGAGTACAATTCCAGAGTAAAATCTGTCCACGATATACCTGTATAATCGTCCGCGCCCTTAGTTTCATAGTCGTATATATAGCACGCATAGGGCAGCTGTTGAGGTGTTGTGAAGTGATCGTATGCAAGCTTATTTTGTAGCTCGAGTATACTCTCGATACGCTGTATAGCTTCTTTTATACTATGTATCATTCTTTCACTCCCTCTATTACTTCTGTAAGTCCTGCGACGTAGTTATCAACTACATCTCGAACGCCCTCCTCAACAAAGTGAAAAGCCTTTGTGAGTTCTTTTTTGCGCCTTGTAGTACCGTCTCTGATGACGTGACCGTTTTCCAGTAAATGTGTCTTTCGATAATCTGTTGAGTATGCGGTTTCTCTAACGTCCAGCCCTATCGTTTCCTCTAATAGTCTCCACGACTTAGCTTGTTTACCAGAGCTTACATCTGAGAATTTCGCATGAGCTTTGATACCTTTTACCATTCGTTTGCCTTCTCTTCGAGTAAAGGCGTTTATCTGAGTTCTCAGGTCTGTTGAATAGTCATTTAAGACTTTTGACAGGGCATTATTGAAGTCAGCTCCGAATTGTTTAGGCATTGCTCACGCCGCCCTTTCTTTCGCAGTAGAGTTCGATATAGTCCTCGTCGCGTTCATACGTGCGATAGATGCCGTATTTCTCGCTGTCAAGCTCTATCTCTCGCTCTCCGTTATAGTCGATTATAGCTGTTTTGAGACGGAATTCAGGCTTGAGTCCTGCTTCGCCGCCTTTGTAATATTCACTTTGGGAGATATCCTCCTTCTGGGCGAATATTTCTGTGCGAGTATCGACTTCAATTTCCTGCTTGTACTCGTTTTTCGTGATTGTTTTGCCGATTAGATACGCGATAACATCTTTTTTCATGAGTTATCCTCCGCCATCTTTTCCGAAAAAACACGGTTATTGATAGCATAGCGGACCATTCTCGGCATACCGTCCTGAGTGTCACGCTTGCGCCAGAGCCATGCTGCATACATGACTATGAGCTGAGCGTCGTCGAGGTCTGTCTTGTCGAGCGTCTCAGCGCCCTCTCTGATGATCTCCTTCTCAGCTACTGTCAGGAGCTGAGTCAAGCGGTCATCATATCCAGTTGTCTTGAAGCCCAGGTCTGTCTTGAGCATACTAAGAAGATTGAGGTCCGCCATGTATATCACTCCTTATGACTTTGTGACTGTTACTGTGTAGCTTGATACAGTGCCAGTTGTGCTATCCTTTACGGATACAACTACGACATTGCCTGCTCCAGCTGTCCACTTAACTGTGCCGCCGTTCGGGATGTATGCGTCGTTATAAGTGATTGAGACAGCATCGAAGCCATCCTGAGGAGTTGCTGTGATTGTAGCGCTTGCTGTAGTTGTAGCACCTGTATAAGTGTCTGTTGCTGTAGCGAATGCAGGTGTGAGTGTTACGCCGCTGATCTCGAGGTTAGCGAGCTTGCCTGCTGCGTTCGGATTTGCCTTGTCCTCTGCGAATGTTACAGCATCGGCAGAGATTGCAGTGTTACCGAGTCCGAGCGCTACGAATGCCTCAGCGATAACAGGGAGACCGTCATATCTTGCAGTGCCCTTGAATACTGTCTGATCCTCAAGGAAGCGAACGTGCTCGCTCTGGCTGATCTTTGTACCGGCTCTCTCAGCGAGGAGATAGTCGTCAAAGAATCCGCCTACGATGTAGTTATCAGGCATGAACTCCAGTACCTCTACGATACCGCCGATAACTGGAAGAGTGCCCTCGATAGCTGAAACGACTGCGCCTGCTGCATTAACTGACATCATAGCAGCCTTGAGCTTTGTGTATGTAGCCTCATTCATTACCCATACTTTTTCGCCTCTGCTGTACTTGCCCTTAGCAGCTGCGCCGTCGAGCATGATCTGACGATAGAGTGTGAGTCCCTCAAGGTCTGCGCTTAGAGCCTTGACGTTGCTTGTGTGAAGGTCTACCCACGGACGAGCCTTCGAGGGGTAATTACCAGGCGCCGAAGTCTGAGTCAGTCTTGTGATGATACCCTGAGGCATCTTTGTGCCAGTACCGAAGATGATAGCCTTATCGAGTGCGAGACCGATAGCCTGACCGAGAGAAGTGATAATCTCAGCTGCGAGGTCGAGCTCACTGTCCTCGAGTGTAGCATTGCATACAGGAATAAATCCGCCTACCTTGTAGCCGTCAACCTCTGCGGAGTAGAAGCTGAGATCGAGCTCGTTAAGGTTTGCACACATCTCAGTCCATACTGCCTCTGGAAGTGTGCCCATGATAGTCATACGTCCCTCGCCCTTGAGCTGACGAACATATACGTGTCTGTAGAGCTTTGAGTATCTGATGATATTCTCGCGGATAAGTCCGAGATATACAGTAGGAATAGTGAGACCTACGTCATTGAGTGCTCTCTTCTCCTTGATGCAGGTTCTTACCTGCTCATTGAATGCCTTTACATCTTCGCGCTCGAACATAGCTGCTCTTGCTTCAAGGCTCATAGAGCCGAAGAGCTCCTTTGCGCGTGTTGTTGTGTAGCTATATTCCATAGATGGAAGCTCCTTTCCTCTTGTGTTTTCTCCGCCCTCAGCTGCTGGAGGAGGAGTATTTGCTTTCTGTTCGGTTTCAGAGAGTTCACGTTCGAGATCCTCGCACTGCTTTTCGAGTGCTTCGGTCTGCTCTGTGTTCTCTGCCTTGTCTGCTTCGAGCTTTGCGATTTCTTCCTCGGCGAGGTTTAAGTCCTCGTCGGTCTCTGCCTCTGCAATAGCCTGCTCCAGCTCAGCCTCACGGACTGCGAGGGCTTCTGCCTTCGTTCTGAGCTCTTCAAGCTGCTTATTGACAAGGTCAATCTGCTTGCGAAGCTTTAATGATCTTAGAGCCATTATTCATTAACTCCTTTCAGTTTTGATAATAATTCGGAGCGTCGCTTCTCAAACTGTCGCTTCTTGATCTCTTCGAGGTCGTGAGCTCTGGCTGAGACTGCGGTGTCCTCATATGCAGGGAATGTACACACTGATACTTCGTGCAGGTCTGCTTCCGTGATAGTCCAATGAACACTGCCGTCCTCGCGAATGTCGGTATTCTCGGAGACGATGTTGAAGCCGAAAGAACACTGACTCACGTCGCCGCGCTTTACACGTTCGTACAGGTTCATAGCATCACTATCTTTCGGATTGATAGTAATCTTGCCCCAGAGACCGTGTGAGTCCTCGCGCAGTTCAAGAGTGTGAGCTGACGTTCTTCCGAGCACTAAGGTCGTATCATGGTTAATCAGTGCCCTGACGTCGTTCGATAGGGACTTAGTAAATGCTCCAGGAGCTACGCTCTCGGACATATCGAAGCCCATATCGTAAGTTGTATTGAATACGGAGAAATAGCCCTCAATAGCAGGATTCTCTCCATCTTCCCTCGTTTCAAAGTTGAAGCTGCTGCTTCTGAATTGGAGTTTATTTTCCATTTTTGCCCTCCTTGTATTTCTTCGGCAGTGTGCAGTTGACTGCATTGTCCGATAATTTCCAGCGATTCTCAGCTCGGCAGAATTTAACATTGCCGCAGTGCTCACCTGTGAGCTTGCAGGTGACATATTCGCCGCTGCGTCTTTCGTATTGACAGGAAGCCTTCGGCATTACTCATCACCGTCCTGTATGAGCTTTTTCTGCTTGCCTGACATATTCCACGGCAGATAATTCTCGAGGATTCTCAGCTCGTCGAGTCCTTCACGAGGCTCGAAGCCTATGCGGTCTCTGTACTCATTACCAGAGATGAATCCGCGATCTGAGCCAGCGAGAAGTACGTCGGAGATAGTCTTGAGATCCCAGCCCATGAGACTCCAGTAATTGAAGCGAAGATACATCTTCGGAGAGAGTATCAGCTTCTTTGTCATTTCCTGCTGTAGCTCGGTGACTATAGAGCGGATTGTCGTATTTATGAACATTTCCCACTCTTTTTGATTGAAGTCTGCAATTCCGAGTATAAAGCGAGGTATCTGGAGAATAGCTGCGACTGTCGCCTTGTCAAGCTTCATAGTGCTGTCGATTGCGAGGTCTGCTATACTGAGAGGCTTTATCTGGTCCACTGCGAACTGATTCGCAGGAAGTATCCACGGCTTGCCGCTCTCTGTATTTGTGATGTATTCACTTGTCAGCCTTGCACGTCCCTCAGGGCTTGCAAATTGCTGCGTGAAGCCGTCAACCTTAACGATGATGCTTGGCTTCGGTGACTTCATGAATGCATTTGTTGTTTTCGTCGCCTGCTTGAGGTTGTCTGCCACGTCCTTGAGGTATACCGTCAAGCCTGTACCTTTCCAGGGATAGTATTTATCTGGATTGTAGACAAAGTGCAGGACCTCGTCAGGGCTGTAGCTCTGACCGTTGATATATACCGTATAGCTGCGATTATTCATATCAGGCATGAATGATACCTGATAGGCAGGAATGACTTCGAGGCTGCCGAGATAGCCGTTCTCCGTATGCGGCAGGACTATACTGTTTCCCTTGCCATATAACAGGAGATTGTTGACGATAGCTTCCATCCAGCTCTTGCGAGTCATTATAGGACTCGGCTCGATGTCTATCTTGCGGCTCAGCTCGTTTTGAATACGGACGTCGCCGTCCTTTGTATTCGTCATGAGATGTATAGTTATCATGGAGATGAGCTGCGATATCTTACTGATAGCTGTCACTATCTCAGGGCATTTGTCAAGAGAGACATATCCCTCGCAGCATATATCGCCGACGCCGTTCCAGATAGCCACGCCTCCGACATCCTGAGCCTGCCGACTTTCATGCTTTTTTACTATTACCCTTGACAAGCTATCACCAACTTTCACAAAATATAAAAAGAGCCAGAAAAGAGATATACTCTCAATTCTGGCTCTGGCTCTTAGACTCTGGCTCTGATTATTTTTTCAATTCGTATTTATGAGTGCGTTTGCACGCCTTGCAGTATATGTATATATATTTGCTGTCCCTGTCTGCGATTCGCTTGCCGCAGGTGCATTTGACAGGTACTCGCTCCGCTTCGGTTCGCTGTTTTATGAGGTCGTCGGTATACTTACTCATGACTTTTGTCCTTTCAGCCCCACCAGCTCGATGCGGTGCGGTTATTTTCTAAATCCTCCAGATATCTGACCACTGCGAACACGGCAGCATCGAAGATATCAATTCTATGCGTAGGCTGTACTTTTTCATATTGAATCATGTCATCGGTTTTCTCGATAGCCGAGACGTTCTGCACGCAGTATTCAAAAGGCTCTGCATGGAAGTAGTAAAGCTTGCCCTGCTTTGCTATCTGCTCTATGAAGCGGAAGCCCTCTGACTTCTTGTAGAAGTATTGCGGCTGGTCTATGATGTTGAAGCCTGCCTCTCTCATTCCGATAAAGTATTCTCGGCTGAATTTTCTATCGTGTCCGACCTGTCTCATGTTGAAGCCCTGAGACCGTTTCTCGATGTACCAGTTGACGACCTCGGCAGGATTGACGACAGCATTATTACTCATCGTAAGCCAGCCATCGTCACGCCAGCCGAACAGGGGGATGTCGTCCTCGTCAGCTTTCTGTGCTGCCATCGCAGCAGGAAAGAACGCATGAGGGAGTATGAAGTA